CTAAGCAATTTGTTAGTGTATTAAAAGGTTTAACACATCCTGTGTCTCGTAAAGAATTAAGACAGAAGATGCTTGATGCCGGATTTTCGAAATTAAAAACAACATCTAAATATTTAGATAAATTTTCAGTTATGACAATGAGAGCTGCTTCTATGATGGGTGATGAAGAATCTGATAAAAAATTAGAAGAACATTTACAATTAGGAAAAGATTTTAATAAAGCATTTGTGGAAAATATGGTAAAAGAACCATATAAGACTGGAATGATGAACACAATACGAGAAAAGTTTCCACTAAAATCTTTATTAGAAGGTGAAGAAAAAATGTCTTTAGGTGGAGTAGTTGCTGATCCTGATATTTTAGAAAGAATTTTTGGTACACGTGATTATGATAAAGTTGAAGAAAATCTCACTGTTGACGGGCCGGATGAAAACGGAAATTATCAACTTGTATTTGAAGTAGAAGCAGGTGGAGAAAAAATACCCTTATCAACTATAGCTCCAAGACAAAGAGGTTTAGGTTATGAACCTGTAGTTAATTTAGAGATGAACTTACATCCTGCAATGAGAGAAAAATTGTATTGTGCAAACGTATCTGCTGATAGAAATTTTCCTGAAAAGGAAGAATTATCTACAAAATACAATTGTAATTAAATCTAAAAATTTCATTGAAAATAGAATATTTATATAACAAACAACAGTAGTGATTTTACTATCGTTTCTTTTTTAATTTTATATTTATATAGTAGAATATATGAAAGAATTTTATTATGAGCAGTCAACTATTGTGTACATTTACAAACAAAAACGAAGTCCAAACAGTTTTACAAACCATTAGGGAAACCTATACTATTGTATATAACTATATTTATATTTTAGAGAATAAACATAACCCTTATGAGTTATTTATTACATACAATGTAGATACATCTCGTTCTTATCCTACAAATTTGGATAATACTATTTTGATTCACCGAAAAAAAGAATCAAATACACTTTATACCATAAATGCTTTGAACGAAATGATTAAAGAACAAAACGGGGGAGTATTGGATAAACGATTTATTGTAGATTGGAACCAATACAGAAATTCAGTTGTTTTGATAAACGATGAAGGAACGGTTACAATTCCAACAAAAATTTGGAACATTATTGAATTTAATTAAAAATAAATTATGATTATCAAAAAAGGAAGTCAAGGTTCTGCAGTAAAAAAAATACAACACAAATTGGGTGAAACTCCCGATGGTATCTTTGGTAGTGGAACAGAACAAAGAGTAAAAGATTGGCAAACCCAAAATGGTTTAACACCAGATGGTTTGATTGGTGGGGGTAGTTGGCAACAAATGTTTGGATGTGGTATGGATGAACTTTCACCAATTGGTATTATTGTCCATTCAATGACAGAATGGATTGATTGGGAAGGTAAAGAAATTCATGCACGTGAACTGTTATCAAATCTAAAACTTTCTGTGCACGCACTTATTCATCCTGATGGAAAGGTTGAAGAAATTTTACCACCATCTCAAAAAGCAGCCCATGCCGGAAAATCTCTACACAATGGAATCGAAAATCTAAATGGATATACGTTAGGGTTTGAATTATTGGTAAGTGGTAATAACGATTACGGAACATTCATTAATAGAATCAACGATAGTGATTGTTATACAGAGGAACAATTTCAGGCAGCAGTAAATTTAACAAAATCTTGGATGAACCAATTTCAGATTCCAAAAGAAGATGTAGTTAGACATTCCGATGTTAGTGGTGATTCTGTAAGGGGAGATGGAAAGGGGAAAGTAGATCCTGGAAATGGATTTGATTGGAAACGATTTATAGAAAGTATTTGACTTTCATTCTAAAAATTTGTATCTTACAAAGGATGCAATATAACTCCAATATCCGAAAAAAAATCTATGAAAAAATAGTTGTTTTTGATTAGAATTTTTCGTATATTGTATATGTATAAACACTAAAACTTAAAACTTAAAATATAAAGGTGATTAATTATGGCAATTAATATTGACAAAATCAGAGGTAGACTGAACAAACTACAAAACACTTCCAAAAGGGTAGATAACCTTTGGAAACCCACTCCTGGAAAAACACAAGTAAGAATTGTTCCTTACAAATTCAACAAAGAGAATCCTTTTATTGAACTTTTCTTTCATTACAACATCAACAATCGGACATACCTTTCACCACAATCCTTTGATAGACCAGACCCAATTGTAGAGTTTGCTGATAAACTCAAACGAATGGGTGACAAAGAAGATTGGAAGGCTGCCAAAAAAATGGAACCCAAATTGAGAACATACGTTCCTGTTTTGGTAAGGGGAGAAGAGGGTGAAGGAGTCCGTTTTTGGGGATTTGGAAAAACAGTATATCAAGAAATTTTGGGATATATTGCAGACCCTGATTACGGTGATATTACCGATCCATTCAATGGTAGAGATATTACAGTTGAATATACATCAGCGGAAGATGCAGGTACAAATTATCCTGTAACTACAATTCGGGTAAAACCAAATGTTACTCCTTTGGCAGATAATGAAGATGATATGAAGGCGTATATTCAGAATCAAACTGAAATTACAGATGTATATGAGGAACTTTCCTACAATGAGTTGAAAGAAGTTTTGGAAAGTTGGTTGAATCCAACCGATGATTCAGAAGAAGAAACAGATGAACCATCCACTTCTACGGAAACACTTTCTACAAAAGCAGAAGAACCTACTCTATCTTCAGATGAAGTAGATAAGAAAAAGTTGGATAGTGTAGCATCAGCGTTTGATGACCTATTCTCAAATTAAACCTAAAATTAAAAAAGTTATATGAGCAAGAAGAAAGAAGAAGATTTAGCATCAGTGTTAGCGGATGAACTAAACAAACTATCCAAAGACCAAAATGTTGCATTCTTTCTAGACTCCGATGAAGCCCCCACCAATGTAGGTGGATGGGTTTCATCAGGATGTTCTATGTTAGATGTTGCAGTTTCAAATAGGGCGTATGGTGGTTTTCCTGTTGGCAGAATTACGGAGATTACTGGTTTAGAGCAATCAGGAAAGTCTTTGCTATCATCTCACTTACTGGCAGAAACCCAAAAACAAAATGGTGTTGCAGTTATGATTGATACTGAAACCGCCGTTAGTAGAGAGTTTTTGGAAGCCATTGGAGTAGATGTATCTAAATTACTTTATGTAACTGCAGATTCAGTAGAACAGATATTTGAGTATATTGAAGCAATTATTGAAAAAGTAAGAAATACCGAAAAAGATAGATTGGTTACCATTGTAGTTGATTCAGTAGCGGCTGCTTCTACAAAGGCAGAAATTGCATCAGATTATGATAAAGATGGATATGCTACCGATAAAGCCATCATTATTTCTAAGGCAATGAGAAAAATTACCAATATGATTGGTAGAGAAAAAATTGCACTTATTTTCACAAATCAATTAAGACAGAAAATGGGCGTAATGTTCGGAGATCCATGGACTACATCTGGTGGGAAAGCTCTTGCATTCCATTCATCAGTTCGGTTGAGATTGAAAAATATGGGTAAGTTGAAACAAAAGGTCAATGGTGAAGATAAAATCATTGGAATGAAGGTTCGCTGTCAAGTTATCAAAAACCGTATGGGCCCACCACTACGTTCCGCTGACTTTGATATTTTCTTTGATAGGGGAATTGATGATTATGGTTCTTGGTTGAGTGTTATGAAAACCAATAAGTTGGTTAAGAGAGGTGGTGCGTGGTACACTTACGAAGAAATAGATCCAGAGACCGGTGAAGTATTGAAGGAACACAAATTTCAGTCAAAAGAGTTCATTGAACTGATGGAAACAAATGAAGAATTGAGAAAGAAAATATATGAAGAAATTTGTGATGCAACTATCTTGCAATACAAAAGTGATACCACAGATTTAGAAAGTGTGGAAATTGAAGTAGAAGAATAAACCTTAAAAATAAAAATAAGTTATGAGAAAACAATTATTAGATACTGTATATGCTCACGCCTTTGGGCATATCAAAAAACATTTGGCAAATATTGAAGTTTTATTAGAACATTCAACTGGTGTAACAGATGATACTGATATTGTTAATTCTATCAAACATGAATTGTCCCTAATTTCTAAATATGATTCAGAATTAGATATGTTTGATTCACAGTTGGGTAAGTTAGACAAATATCTAATCGATGAGACCGAAAACAATAAATATGTTACAACGATTAGTTAATGAATGAACTATATAAAAAAATCCTTACCGAAGTAAAAACAACCAATCAAAATCAAAGATCAAAAAATAGTAGAGTATTAGTTATAGATGGATTAAATACATTTATCCGAACTTGGACTACAAACCCTACTATGAATGAAGATGGAGACCATATTGGTGGTTTGACTGGGTTTCTAAAATCTATTGGCTTTCAAATAAAAATGTTTAACCCCTCAAGAGTTATCGTTGTATTTGATGGAAAAGGTGGAAATGATAAACGAAAGGAGATTTATGAAGGGTATAAAGCGGGTAGAGAAGATACTCGGTTTAGAGTAAACCGTCAATATGGTGATTTACTTACACCTGATGAAGAACGTTTATCTATGAAACAACAATTTGTTTGGTTGCACGATGTATTGGGTTATTTACCAATTACAAAGATTATTTCAGATAATATAGAAGCAGATGATGTAATAGGATATATCGCCTCTAGTCTAACAAAAAATTGTGAAGATAATGAAGAAGTAATTATTGTATCAACGGATAAAGATTTTTTACAATTAGTGGATGAGAGGGTTAAGGTATATTCGCCATCTAAAAAAAAGTTGTATGATAGAGAACAAGTTTTTGAGGATTTTGGTATTTGGCCTCAAAATATTTTGTTATACAGAATAGTAGATGGTGATAAATCAGATAATATAGAGGGGCTTAAGGGTTGTGGATTAAAAACATTGATAAAACGATTCCCTCAAATTACTGAAGATAGAAAAGTTAGTATTGAAGATTTCATATCTTACAGTAGTGAACGGAAAGATTCATATAAGTTGTATTCTACCATCGTTGAGAATAAAGATACTATTTACCGAAACGAAAGACTTATGAAATTGAGTCAAGAGTATATCAACGATGATATAAAACAAAATATTGATGCATTGTTTTATCAACCAAATAATCCGTTTGTAAAAACAGATTTTATTAAAGTTGGAATGAAGTATAAAATGCTACAAAATTGGAAAGGAGTTGATAATTGGATACATGATGTATTCAAAAACATAATTGTTAAATAAGTTATATGAAAGAAGTTGATACATTAGCAAAATATGGGCAATCGTTCCAAACCAAAGTTATATCTTGTTTACTTACTGACCAAAAATTATTGGATTCGTTGTTTGAAGTAATTGATGAACGATTTTTTGAATCCGATGTGAATAAATGGATTGTGAGTGAAATCTTAAATCATTATACAGAATATAAAAAGATACCAACTGTAGATGTATTTAAGGTAAAGATTGTAGAGTTGGATGATAAGAGTTTACAGAAACAGATTGTAGAACAAATAAAAAACGCCTATACCGCAGTTGACCAAACAGATTTAGATTATATAAAGAATGAGTTTTCTAATTTTTGTATAAATCAAAATCTAAAACAAGCCATCATCGATTCTATTGATTTACTGAAAGTTGGTTCGTATGATAGAATCAAAGACAAAATTGATAAAGCTCTTAAAGTGGGTGTAGATGATGAATTGGGTATTGATTATATCTTAGATTATGATGAACGAACTGAGGATATAAACCGAACCGCAATCCCAACTCCTTGGGAAGTAATCAATGAAGTGATGGATGGTGGTTTGGCAGGTGGAGAACTGGGGGTAGTAGTTGCTCCATCAGGTGTTGGAAAAAGTTGGGCACTTTGTGCATTGGGAGCAGCTGCAGTAAAAATGGGCAAAACCGTTGTTCATTATTCATTGGAATTATCCGAACATTATGTGGGGCAGAGATATGATACGGTTTTTACTCAAATTCCATCTACAAAACTTGCGGATAAAAGGGATGAAGTAAAGGATGTTATATCAAAATTAAGGGGTAGAATGTTGATTAAGTATTTTCCACCAAAGGGTGTATCAGCCAAAAAATTGGAAACCCATATTGAAAAAATGATTTCAAACGGATATAAACCGGACTTGATTATTATTGATTATGCAGACCTACTCATTTCTTATACAAACAAAAGTGATTCTACTTATCAAGAACAAGGTGGTATTTACATTGAATTAAGGGGTATGAGTGGAGAAATGAATATACCTATATGGACTGCCAGTCAAGCAAATCGTTCCAGTATTGATAGTGAAGTGATTGAAGCGGATAAAGTATCGGATTCTTACGCCAAGGTAATGAACGCTGATTTTATTATGAGTTTAAGTAGAAAGGCAAAAGATAAATTAAATGATACTGCCCGATTTCACGTAATGAAAAATCGGTTTGGCCCGGATGGAATAACGTTTCCTTCAAAAATGGATACGAATAAGGGTATCATTGATATTTTTGATGGTAATTCATCAAATGGAATCATTGCCACCAAAGAAAGTGCAAATGGAACCGAGATTGAACGTAAATTATTACATAAAAAATACATAGAGACATCGGAATTAGG